TAAGCTTTTACTAATTTGTCTGAACCTTCTTCGTAAGCCATTGTTTAACCCTTGTGCTTTTTCCATAAATCAGCATCTGCTGTTGTTCTCGTTTTTCCGCCAGTAGCAAATGAATTTACTCTAGCTAGACCCCATTGAGTTGGAGTAGTGCCAGGACGATGGCTTGAACTCCATGCGGCATATCCACGATCAAATACTTTCTTTAATATTGCGTATGATATACCAGTTTTTTCTGCTTTATTCTTCAAAGCTTTTTTTGCATCAGCTTCTTCTAAATTTTCCTCACCAAACATATCTCTAAATTTTTTAGTATGCTTAGATTCTGGTGCACCTGGACGAGGTTTGTCATGAGCTGCTTTTTGTTTAGCAGTCATACTTTTATAATCTTTCATTTTTTCTTCGACTTTTTCAACGGCTTCTAACCATTTACGATATTTGCCAGAAGTCGTTTCTACTATTACATAATTAGCACCTAACACAGAAATAGTAGCAATTTCACCAGACTCTTTTATAATTACCTCATCACCAACTTCGTACAAAGAACCTTGAACATACGCTTCACGCTTTTCAGAAATTGGTTCTAATTGAATATGATTGCGATATTCAGACTCTTCTTTAATACCCATTGCTTTACGAAGAGTATCAAACAGTTGTTTACCATCTTTAAATTTAGAAGGTAATCCCTTTGAAAAAGATGAAAAATCATTATCGGCTGCAGCAGCTCTCATTTTAGAAGCTGACATACCGTCTACTGCATCTGAATCTGGATCTCTATCACCGGCTGAAACTATACTAATACCATCTTGAAAATTATAGAAACCGTGCCTTGCATTAACTCCATTATACTTATTGGTTAATGCCGAAAATTCGTTTACTCTATCTGATCCAACAACCATTGTGACTTTAGTAAATCCTTGGTCATATAATTGAACCAAAATATCTAAAGCATTTTTTATTTTCTTATCTAAAATAATATTACGGCCATGCTTAGGAAACATTTTACGCATGACTTTAATTTTAGTAGCGTAATCTAATGGATTCTTTTTTGGATCAGAAGATTGAGACGCATATACACGATAATTATTACCCGGTGCAAGTGAAGCAACTTTGTTTAATAATTTTTCGTGGCCAGTAGTAGGTGGGTTGAATCTTCCAAATGTGAAGACAACTTCCTTTGTGTTTTCTGTAAGAAATTCTGAAAAGCTCTTAAAATTATTTTGCATCTTGAGCTCCTGCTCCACGAGCCTTTGTTACTCTTTCTTTTTCGGCCTTGCGAACTTGTGGTAAAAGCTTTTTCGCTATTTTTGATATAAGCGCTTTTTTAGTATCTAATTTCTTTTCTATACCTTGACGGGCAGCAAAAGATAAATCACCTTTATCTTTATCTTTTAGCATTCTTTTGAGTAAAATTTCTCTGGCTTTCTTTTGAGCTCTAGCTTTAAGCTTCTCAGGTGAAGCCATTTTTTTCTCAGCTTTCTTTTTACCTAAAGCAATTTTAGCTCTATTTTTTCGAAAGTTGGCTTTAGCCTTTTGCCGTTGGACTGCGGTAAGAGCTTCTTCCATATCGTCAGACTTGCGCTTTTTAGCTGCAAGAGCGAGAAGCTCATCTCCGGTTTGAGTATAGTCTACGGTTAAGTAGTCTTTGAAAGAGTACATATTCCTATTTCCCATTAAGATCGAGAAGCAGTTTCCCAACCTTTGATAATATCTGGAGAGAAGTTATTCGTTGAAAATTCTAATCTATCAACGAGTTTAACTGCTCCACCACCAACGCGGTCTATAGCAACAAAGCCTTCTTGGCCGGTTACTTTAAACCCCTTTTTAGTCAGTACAAATGTATTTATAGTTTTTAGTCTATCTAGCTTATTTATAATAATTAACTTCGCAGCGACAATAGCTTGTTGCAAATCGAACACTAATTTTAAATTCTTTTTATTTTCAGAAGAGAAAAATTTAAGTATTTCATCTCTTTTTGCGTATTGAGCCTGTTTGCCCTTTTCAGAACTACGCTTATCAGCTTCTTTTTGAAATTTATCTGATATCCATTGAATTAATTCGTTTACATGTTTCTTCGTATCTTTTACTTCGACTTTACCACGAACTTTAGAGTTATTAAAGGTCTCAATCATCTTAGCAAATTCTTGATTCTTTTCGATTTCTCTTAATGTTGAACCTGCAATCTTTTGAAATATTCTTCCAGCCGTAGATAGTGCCTGTGTAACTTCTTTTGTATCGGCTGCAGTAAGCGTTGCAGTACCAGATAAATCTCGAATTTCAGCAGATTTAGACCAAACGGTAGAAACATTTTTAAATTTAGATATGTCTACACCATAAGATGCTTTCATACTTTCAAACGATCCACCTTGATATGTTGTATGCCATACCACGCCAATTTTTGCTTTTGTTATTTTCTTTGCTTCATCAGAAGATGCTTGCACTGCATAAACAATTGTGTTTGGATGAAAGGTAACAAAATCTTCACCATCAATTTTTTGTTTCTTTAAATCAGAACCAGTAAACATGATGTCGCCTTGTACAACACCAGTAATTCCAAGCTTTGATAATTCATCATATGCTATCTTTAATTTGGTAGATAAATCACCTGAAGTATCAGCATCAATGTCTTCATGGCTTTTATACACCTTTGGATTTGCGTTGAAGATACCTTTTTTCGCTACAAAGAATTCTCCATCATTTGGATCAATACCGGCAAAGACAGCTGGAGCTCCATCCCATTTCACAGTTACATCAGTAGCTGATTTAGCAGAGCCGGCCAACATATCTCTTAAAGATCTTAAAGCTAAAATTGCTTGCTTAGCTCCTTTGACTCCACCATAGATCACCTGATCTTCAATGTGAGTCATGTGAGTATTTTTTTCTTCTCTTAAATATGTTCGAAAACTTTGCACATTAATTTCCTATTGATAAATTTTAACAAATGCTGATGAATCGTCTGAGCTTGATGCAGCATAATTTACGATCGCGTTTACAAAGCCGTCAGCTTTCTTTCCTTTATTATTAATCAAATATTGCGTAATCATAACCGCAGCTAATTTTGCTGAAAACCAACCTGCATCTTTTTCAGGGAGTTGTTCCATAAAATAATCAAATGTAAGAGAAGGATCAGAAACTTTAGCCATCTTATAAAAATACATTTGAGATCTTTTGTTTTTTCCGGAAGCTAATTTTTGTGCTATTCTTTTAATACCAGCATGCTTAGGAATATTTACTCCCATGTGTCGTTTTGCTGCTGCAATAATAACGCCCCAACCAGCACCGCCGCCTCGTGCGGTCTTTCCAGAAATTTCAATTTTATTTGCGCCAAGATAATTATTTGGACGGATTTCCATAGAACCGCCAGAAAATTGAATGGTACCACCTTTATTCGAAAAGAAATTTCCTCTATTAGATCTAACAGCAGCTGATACAAATTTATGTGCAGCCGGTGATTGACCGATATTATATTCTTTTGCCTTTGCGTCTTTCTTTACAAGTTTAAGTGAAATGCCAACAACTTTACGTTCTTTAAATAATCTTAAAATAGCCGCGTTTAATGCTGCAATTGAAGAGGTATCTAATTCTTTATTTAAGTTTACACCCTTTTCAATTGCCCATATATCGCCAGGATTCCATTTATCGTCAGTTAATACTTCTAAACCTGAATTTTTAAATGCTTCTTTTTTAGCAGCATAAATCTGTTTCATTTCTTTTGAATCACGATGAAAAACATGATTCTTATTAGCATATCCTCTTTTAATAATTTCTTGTGCAGATAGATAAGCTGAGACTTGCCAAGAAGAATCAATGTCTAAAACTTCTTGAATAGTAGTTTTACCAATTGAAATCTTTTTAGCGGATGCCTTCAACACAGAAGGCATAAAATATTCGATAGGTTGGTTAGCACCATGTTCTAACATAGCGGCTAACCATAAGCAATGTGCAGCTTCGGTTACTGCAGTATTATCTGTGCCACCGCCGGCGCCTCCGCCTCCACCAAAAACTGCAGTTTTACCAATTTCAGAAGAGCTAATAGTTTTACCAGTTGTGGTTGTTAACTCAATTGGCTTTTTACCATCAAATGCTGCTATAGCTTCTCGATTTTCTGGTGTATTGGCAATTTGTACTTCTTTATTTGAAGTTAAAACCAATGGAATACCTTCAATCGCTGCGCGCATCAAAATATCAATTCTTGGTTCTTTTGTTTTACTATTAGGCTTAGCTAATTCAGCTGGCCGAAGGCCGACTGGTGCTTCAGAAAGAAATGATCTAAACTTTAGCATAACATATGTTCCGTGTACAGATGGATTTTATATTATACTATTTATATGTTTTAAATATTCTTTTACTATTTTATCTTGAAGTCTATATGCTTCTTTTTCAAAAGGTTGTTTCCAATATTCCATCTTTGAAACATTTTTGCTTTTATAAAAAGTTACAAATTCATTTTGACTTTTATTATAAATCTGTTTGAGATCGCCAAGAACGTATTGTTTAACATGAACTAATTCGTGAGCAATTAACGTAAGTAATGTTTCAGTGTTATATCCTTTTTGTAAACGAATAACAAAGCACCTTGGTCTTGAATCATTAGAGATTGGAAGAAAAGGTTCATCATCTTTATCGTTATATTCCCACGTAGTATCGCCTTCAACGCCATCATTTTCTTCTAATATAGAAGACATTTTGAATAGAATATGAACTTTATGTCTAGGAAAATATTTGTCAGCAACAAATTGAGAGAGGCCTCGTATAAGACCTCTTTCAATTAAATTGGTTCTCCCTTCAAAGTCAACCAATAACATATTATGTCCTTTGGTAAATATATACGTCAGCATGACTCGAGTTTTTAAGACCACCAATCACATTACCCATGCATGAGTAACCACGGCCATTAACTTTAGTGATTGGCCGGCGGCCTTTGACGCACACTCGATATTGCAAAGGATTGATATTTAAATGTCCATCAAACATACCGGTTATTCGTGCACGACTGCTAGCTAAGTCTTTCTGCTGTTGATTTATTACTCTGACAGAGTCTTTGATAGCTTGTAATTTTTCCATATCACTAGTTGATTGGAAATCGACAGTCATAACGTAGCTTGTTGAAGTTCTTTTAGTCATTTAATAATCCTTTTGTCCATATCCAATCTGGTCAGCGAATGGCCGACTAAGATCAGCACGAATAGCTTCCATTTGAACTTTTTCAGCGAATTTTCTTACCAAGGCCGCACGATAATTAACTTCGCTGAAATCTTGATTTTCAGCAGCAGCAGCTAATTCTCTAAAGTGGGTATTTAGTCTTACAAAGTTTATGTCCATTTTATCTACTGGTTTCATTATCTAGCCTCTCTAAAATCTCATCTACCTTTTTGATTAAATTTTCTACTAATTGCTTTACTTCTGTGTTTACTTCACTCATATAAGCTCCTCAGCTTTTCTGGCATAACCTTTAGCAAGTTGCTCAAGGCGCGCAGGGATAACGTAGACGTCGTTGCAAAATTCGCAACACTCGCCTTCGTCTTCGTTAAATAAAGGCCACGGGTTATTACCATAGCCCAAAATATTATCGTCACAAATGACGCACTTTTGATATCCATCAATAACAGGATTATGTTCACTCATAATTAAGATGCCTTTTTTAAAGTGTCTGTAAAATCTTCAGGATCGGTCAATTCGCTAAAACCAACAGCGCTAACACGATAAACTTTGCCGTCGTAAATGAACCGATCACCCATCATCGAAGAACGATGTCCGTATTGTCGACCATCATACCATTCAAGGTCAACCATGTGAGAAATGTCTCCAGAGTAATCTTTATTTTCAGTGTTGTCTGGAAGAAATTCTCCCATTGACCAAGAACCGTGAATGTTTTGAGTTGCAAAGTAAGCATATTCCAGAGCATCCTCACCAGTTCGTTCACCAACGTTCACAACACACATGTAATCAAAGGTACCTTCAACTTCACGGTTTTGAAAATAAACTTGGACTTTAGACATAAAAAATATTCCCTGTTTCATTAATTTATATAGTAATTCTACACTAGGTATCTGAGAAAGTACAATTTTTTTTCATTTATTTTTCGTATACAAATCAATAACTTAGAAGAGCGGGGTTCTAAGTTATTGATTCTAAAGGAAATAAAAATTGTAACAAATTGTTACGAGCAGAAAATATTTTTCGTATATAAATCAATACGTTAGGAATCTGAGGTAGTTGGACCTATAATTTCCTGTAACAATTGGCGGTTTTTGAGGTGAGATTCGGCAATTTCATCCTTACTCTGGCCATGATATGCTACTCCATGATGGTTCTCAATAATCTGGCCAACAAGACTAACGTATGCGTCTTTTTTACTATCGTATACGATAAAGTCTCCTAGGATACGACCAAATTTGCCTTTACCATCTTTGAACGTTTTAAGAGTAGCCCATTGGCCAACCTTTAAATAGCTTTTTACAAAATCTTTTGCTAATATGCCATATTTCTTTTCTAGCATATCGCGAGTTCTACTTTCTGGCGTGTCTACTCCTTTAAACCGGATTCTTTGCTTTGTGAGATGCACATCAAATCCAAGATCAATATCAACATCGACTGTGTCACCATCAATAACTTTTATTATTTTTGCTTTATATTGATAGTCCAAACTTTACTCCTCGTATTCTACAAATTCCTCGATTATATCTTTTTCAAAAGAAGTTAATACTCTATTAAAATGAATTGTCTTATCAGTGATATACTTATTAATAGTATAATGCATACCAGTGTGTAAGCCAGCTTGGAAAAACTTTTTGCGTTCTATCTTGGTGATTTGCCAAATAGAAGCGAACCACCAAGCTGCTATAATCGCTCCCATCCACCATGTAATATACATCTTTTGCTCCTTAAAATACTATTTATACATTTGGATCTTCTTTGATACCAATTGACCAGTTATATGCAGCATCTTGAACGTAATGAAGACTCTTACCTTCAAAGACTTCTATATGATATGGTATACCTTCGCTGGTATAATATTCCAAGCAATAATGGCCAGATGGATCAGTGGCCACTACAGCTATCCTGCCACTCTCATTTGTGTATACGTCGTTCATTATACTTTAAATCCTTCATATTTAGTATTATGACTATCTGCTGGTTGCCCAGAATCAACCAGCCCCAATTGCGCAGATTGTTCTACATCAAACAACTTCATTTTAGAACGATCAACACCTACAACAAATCTTTTATTTACAGATGGGTCATTATATCGATTCTTCAATTGCTTTACGAGAATCTGACCAAGACCTTCGAGCTCTTCATTTGATATTAAAGCAAACATTAAGTCAGCCGTTGCTGGCAAACCAAAAGATTCTGAAGTATCTTCAAGGCCAACATCAGAATTCGAATAACCACCTCTAGTTGTTTGAGTAGCTGAAACAATAGGAACATTGAATTCAACAGCCAAACCACGAATTTCTTCAGCAATTGCTTTAATATATGAATATGAATTAATTGCTCCACCCATTCCTTTCATTCGAGATGAAGCACAAATATTAAGATAATCAACAAAGATAATATCAGGAATAAAATTCTTTTTTAATTTTAATTCTTTTAGTAATGCTCGAAAATGACCAGCATGAGCAGCACCGGTTGGATATTCTTTAATGATTAGTTCACCTTGGCATCTTTCAGCAATATTGTTTACTTTATTCGCAAACATTTCTTTTGAAATATTTGTTAACTGATCAATTGGTGTATTCATTAAATTTGCATCAACACGTTCAGCAATCTTTTCTTCAGCCATTTCCATTGTAATATACAAAGCATTTTTACCTTGGGCAAGAACCGATGCTGCAACATGACACATAAACAAAGATTTACCAACACCGGTACCAGCCAAAGCAATATTCAAAGTCTTACGTGGCAAACCACCTTTGGTAATATCATTAAATCTTTCAAGATCAAACTTAATTTTTTCTTCTACCTTATGATAGAATTCGTAACGTGAATCAATATCATGGAGATAATCATGACCAATGTTTGTATCAAAGGCAACACCAAGAGCTTCTTGAAGAAGTTCAGGCAAAGCATTTTTTGTAAGGTTAGGGTCTTTACCATCGATAATAGAAATAGATTTCATGATGGCAAGATGAATTGCTCTATCTTGACACCATCTTTCTGTTTGGTTAGTTAACCATTCTATATCGCTCTTATCATCAGATGAAGTAATTTCTTGTATTAAAGCAACTGCATCTGAGAATTGAGTATCATTTAAGAAAGAATCGTCTAATTCAACTTTTAGCGATTCTGTAGTTGGAAGCTTATTATACTTACCAACAAATTCAAGTATTTTATCAAAGACTACTTTATGAGCGCCTTCAAAATATTCTTTCTTAAGAAATGGAATGACCTTACGTGTATAATCATCATGAGTGATTAGATTCCGCAGTATGGCCGTCTGAAGCATTTCTTTCTCCTATCTTAAAATCATCTAAAGAATTCTCAATAAAGTGAACTAACATGTCACCCAAATATTGTTGGAATTCATCACTATTTTCTAATTCATCTTTTTCGTATATGCCAGTTTCATGAAGGTTATATTCAAAAGATAATGTTGCATTATCTCCGCCATCCATTGGCTCAGTTAATCCTACTTTTCCATAAGTCACAACAACACCGGCATATTTACCATCAGTTATTTTGAAAGATTCATGCGAGGAATCTTCCATATACGGTATTAATTTATAATCATTCCTCATCTAAAAATTCCATACTTAATTCTGAACGATGGCCAATACTATAACTTTTCTTTATAAACTCTTTGAAGTCTGAGTTTTCAAAAATAGGAGCCCAGAATTCTTCTTTCAAAGTTTCTTTTTCTCTTACCTTTGGTTCTACCATTTCACCAGTTTCTTTATTTACTGCTTGATACCAACCATTACTTGGTTTTACTACATAACCACCAGCCAATGCAACATCTAAGAGACCAGAATATTTTTCAATACCACCTTCCCAAGATACTGTGATTGGTACTTTAGATTTTTCTTTTACAAATCTAGACTTATCAACATTAATTACAAAATCATAACCTTCAATTTCTGTGCCCTTCTTATTTTGACGACGACCAAGAATCCAGATATTATCTGCAGAATAGTAAATACCAGTACCACCACCAACAACATCTTTAGGGAACAATCCAATTTCTTTATATGTATGATTTACAGCAAGCAATGG